ATCGTGTTAACTTTTTGAATTATTATTATGTCCTTTTTAAATTCTGTGAATTATTGGGCGAAATACAATATCTAAATGAAATACCTTTACTAAAAGATAGGGAAAAACTTATTGAACAGGATGAAACTTGGAAAAAAATGTGTATTGAATTGAATTGGGAATTTATACCTACTGTTTAGACAGTTAACGTTTTTTCATTGTTCTACGCTTTTTTACACGTTTTCTCATTGATTTACGTTTTCTCTTTCCACCATCTAAATCTGATTCATCTACTAACTGTGAAACACGTAATCTTGATCCATTATTATACGAACCATTACTATACGAACCATTACTAGACGAACCATTTACTAAATCTGAAACATGTAATGAACGATTACTCGATAATCCATTACTAGACGAACCATTTACTAACTGTGAAACCCGTAATCTTGATCCATTATTATACGAACCATTACTAGACGATCCATTTACTAACTGTGAAACCCGTAATCTTGATCCATTATTATACGATCCATTACTAGACGATCCATTACTAGACGATCCATTTACTAAATCTGAAACACGTAATCTTGATCCATTACTATACGATCCATTACTAGACGAATCATTTTCTAAATCTGAAACATGTAATGAACGATTACTCGATAATCCATTACTGTTCAATCTTTGCCGAACATTTCGTCCCGAATCATCATCTTCTCGCTGCCGAACATTTAGTATCGCATTATCGTCTTGTTGATAATTCATTTGCGCTGTTCCTGGTCTCAATTCGTCGATAACATCTTCAAAACTCTTTCCAGCAGCAACTTCTCTTTCATAATCCTCAATCACCTTATCATCATTTAAACCTAAACCTATAAGTTGTTCTATTTGTGCGTTACTAAAAGACAAATCATTTTTAGGGGCTTCAAACATTTCAACCACTGTTTGATCTAAATTATTTGGCGCAGAATATGCTTGAGGATCTACATGCGTTTCTGGGTCAAAAGCCATCAACAACTCATAAGGTACAGTACCATTTTGTCCGTCTATATACATTTGAGACCAACCTCTGTTTTTTAAGCTGACTATTTGTTGTGGAGTAAAATGAATGTCTTTGTTCCCTAAATACTTACGCGCATCTGAAAAAGATACTCCAGCATCCTGAAACTGCTTAATCACTTCAAGACTAGCATCAGGATAGTTATCCAGTAAAAATTGTTGTAGTGGTGTACTATATGTTGTTGGTAGAGGCGCACCACCATGTCTACAATATTTTCTACAATCTTTTCTACGTCTACGCCTATTTTGCTTTCGAGTTTTTGGCATTTTATATAATATAATTAGATTAAATATATTATAAATCATTTATATCTTTATCTTCTTCTACGGGTTTTCCGGTTTCCGCCCTTAATGGTTTTCTTCGTTACAGCCTTAGATTCCTTTTGTCTCTTTTTTTCTGCTTCTTTTAATTGTTTCTCTAATTCCTTTTGTTCCTTTTCCCTTTGTTTCTCTAATTCCTTTTCTCGCTTTTCTCGCTGTTTTTCAAATTCTTTGGCGTCCTTTTCTCTTTGTTTTTCAAATTCTTTAGATTCTTTTTCTCTCTGCTTTTCAAATTCCTTAGCTTCCTTTTCTCGCTGTCTCGCCAATTCATTTACTGCCTTTTCTTGTTGTTTTTCAAATGCTAAAACACGCTTCTTATATTCAGCCGCTATTTTATTATTTTCAGCTTCTATTTTCTTAAATTCAGCCTCTCGTGCCTTTTGTGCTTTAATAAACTCTTTGTCTTCTTTTTCTTTTTCCTTTTCCATATTCTTCATGGTTTTCGCATGTTGTTTAGCAGCCAATTTATTTTCAGCCTTTTCTAACTTGGTTTGTTCCTTCTCCATTTTCTTCATAGTTTTGTTATGCTCTTTGTCTGCCTTAGCCTTTTCTTTTAATTCAATAGCATCTGTCACAACTTGTACCGCCCCCCGAATATCTTGTTTTATGTTTCGTTCCAATTCTTTATCCTCCAATACATCTTCATTAATTTTCAGTTTATTTAAAGCACGCACTAACTTCTTTTGATTACTTTGACTTGACCTAACATTCTTTTTTGTTTCTGATAACTTTCCTTTTACCAATTTTGTAAATTTGTCAATCTTTAATTTTAATGTTTTGCTATGTTTTTTTAATTTGTTTGAATCCTTCTTGATTTGCGCATTTAATACTCTCTTCGTTTCTGGATTTTTCTCCTTTTTAAGTATTAATGTGTTTTGTTCAATACGTTGTTCATAACTATCAAGTTTATTTTTAAGTTGTGCAATATCCGGATTATTCGAAACCGCACTATTTATTAAATTAGTAGTACTTGTCATCGGTTTATTACATTTACTTAGACGACCATATACAGATTCAATATTATCCATTGAAGTCTGATTATAACCAGACCGAAACATCATAGGACTTCTTACGTTGTCCTCGGTTTCAACAAATTCTGCCATAGCAGCTTTTTTCAATTCTTTAAAGTCTGCTGCCACTTGTTTATAGTCGGTCAATTCTTGTTTAAAAGCGGATTTAGCTTCTTTTAACTTTGCGTCTGCTTCCTTTTTATAAGTAGCAACCACCTTTTTACACGCATTTTTCGCTTTAGAATGTTGATAAGTATCACAAATATTTTTTAATGTATTATAACCCTCGGGCGTTTTTTCCTTAAGAATAGGATTTGCTTTAAGAGCCTTTAATTTAGCATCTATTTCTTTACCCATGTTCGAATATAACTTACGTGTAGCACTCTTATTATGACGCAATAATTCTTTGTCGTATACATCGGTTAGTATAGTGGTTATAACCGGCTGTGAAAATTGACGAGCATCTTTTTCACGATTTAAATAACTAATATGACCTGCTATTTCATCCCTAAATTTATGTAATCCGGCGGTTTTAAAGTAACCATTTTCATCCAAATATTGTTCTGAGAACACTTCGAAATTATCAGGCATCTGTTTATTTGGCATTTTGAATAAATTTATTAACTTGACTAATTCCATTGGGTCCGTTTGGATAGGCGTAGCTGTCATCAACAATAATTTTACTGAATCTGTACCGGACATAATATAGGAATTCATCAAGGATGCGTGCAGTGCTACCATATCAGGTGTTTCAATCGTAGATAAATCTCCACCTCCATATAATTTATGTGCTTCGTCAATTATTAATAATGTTTTACGTAAGGGATCTTCCTTTCCATTGATTTTAACCATCGTTTCGTAAATTTGGTTTTTCTTGGAAACTAGATTACTGAATTGCTTGTAAGACATTGGACGAACTCTCCATGATTTAGAAAGTAGTTTCATTCGGTCGGCATTTTTTGAAGGAATAACAATACCATCTTTTTCTATTTTTAGCTTGATAATTTCATGGCATACCTGTTCGAACATATTCTTCCAAATATCATTTTTTAGTGTAGTTCGTGTCACCCAAAGAATAGTATATCCTTGTTTTTCAAAAGTCGATGTTGCTGTCGCAATAGCAGTACATGTTTTACCAGTTCCTACAGAATGCCAAAGTAACATGCCCTTTAATGGATTATTTGGAGTAAAAAAATTGCTGACGAATGCTTGGGTTGGTGTATAATTCATAATGGTGGCACCTCCTGTTTGTTTTGTTCCTTTATGTTGACCAGATCCTCCTGTTTTTGGAACGCAATTGTTCTCCATTTTAACTGTATCCCATGCGAATTGAGAGAAATTGTCCCTTACATATTTACGCATTTGTAAAGCATCTAATGGTTTTTCTACAGAGACGTCTACTGGAGACATGGATTTTGGCGATATATTTTTAAAAAAAGAATCATTTAATTCAGATGTATGTGAACGAGAACGCACACTAACAGAATTGTCTTTAGCACCACCTCTTAACGAATCACCTTTTTCATCAAATGAAATCGAAAATGAATGAATATTTTGGTTCAATTCATAATCTACCGCATTTTGGATACATACCATTTCCAATTCATTAATAAAATTCAATAACTTAATATTAATATTCTTCGCTTTGAAATACATTTCAATACCAGTATTAGCACCCAACCCTTTATCAAACGGCGCCTCCATTTTTAAATCATAAACATAGACATAAAGTGGCCATCCTTTTGACGGATGAAAATCAAGTCCTTTTTGCCCACATGTTCTGGTCCCTCGTCCAACAACCTGTTTCTGGTCTGCCTGTGTTAATGTCGGCTCAAAAATGTGGACGTATTTAATATCGAACAAATCAATACCTTCTTTGTATCCACCATCCATCAATATAATACGAATGTTTTCACCATATACATTATCAGGACGCTCGTTAAACCGACCCAAAATTTCTTTTTTAGTTACTACGCTAATTGGTTCATCATATACGGATGTAGAGCATAACATGTACAAATTATTGTATTTCGTTTTTTCCAATTCTCCGTTAGATAACAACTCTATTTTTCCCCAGTTTTTCTTACCCATTTTAGGTTCTGCTCTATATCCTAAATTCATACCATCAGCAATTAAAGCACTCGCCAACAATTTTACACCAGCCATTGACGATTTTGAATCTGAAAAAATAAAATGTTTAAATTTCTTTCCGTACTGAGCCATATCCTTAGCGTCTAATTCCTTGATTTTATTCAATAATGTAAGGGTTTTTGGAGATACGAGTTTCAACGTACTAATAAAATCGCGCTTCATATTAGGACGCTTAAGTGTTTCTAAATAATTTTTAACATCAGTATTCGTTTCAATTTCATTTTCTTCGCAGACCGTTTTAGAAGGAAAATAATCTACAAAATCGTAAAAGTATTTGTAGTCTGTAGGAAAAGAAAAGTTACTGTATTTTCGAATGCAACTCGGGTCATATTGAATATATTTAGACGGTAATGTATTTTCTAATAATTTGGAATTTTCAAGGCGTGATGCTAATAATCTATTCATTTGTGCTAAATTGTCCTTTAATATTTCTGGATTTTCTTGTTCCTTATCGTATTCAAAACTAGCGTCACTATTTAATTTAATATTTGCCGATTTAGATGACATCAATGGAGAACTACTCGGTTTAGACACACTTTTAGATCTCGAAATACTTTTAGTTTTCGACATAGTTCTACTTCTCGAACTCGATATACTTCTAGATTTCGAAGACATTATATATAATATATAATATATTATATTACCTGATGACAAGTGCTTTAAAACATAATATAATATGAATTGGATTATGTTTTACTAATTAACTATTTTAAAACCCCCCAGGAAATTTCACTAGATTCATCCCCATGCCCAGCCCCGCACCTGTGCGGGCACTAACACCCATCGACGGTATATATGTATCTAAAATAGCGAATGTTGCGGCAGCAGTTAGAGCCAACAACGCGATCTCTTCAAGATTTAATGTACGTTTTGGGATTGCGAAAGCAGCAATAGCAACCATCAAACCTTCGATTAAATACTTTATAATACGCTTAATTAACTCAGTGATATCAAACATCTTTATATAAAATAAATAGAAAAAAATATTATTATTAAAGTTAAATCTAATTAAAATACTTAAAGACAAAAACCTAAATATTGTATAATGACTGACAAAACTAATACCGGTAAAAAATTGGCATTTGAGCGAAAGAATAAAACGAATGGAACACCTAATCCTAAATATGTTGACTTGTTGGAGGTTGACAAATCTATTGCTGGACAAAATTTCGGCTGTTTTTCTTTTATTTCGCCAGACAAGATTCTTAAACAGAAAGAAATGTTTTTCTTTGAAGAATTCCTAAAGAAGTGGGAGATGAACAAATCCATGGAAAAATTTCATCAGTTCTTAAATTTTATTTCCTATAAATACAAATTAAAGTTTGATGAGATTTCCAAAGACTTGGAAGAGTTCGTGAAAGAAGAGCGTGAAACTATTATTAATTCTTCGATTGAAGATGATTATAAAACCTTTTTGGACAAGGAAGAAGAGACACTTGAAAAAATGTTTAATACTAAACATAATTTCCAAACTTCTGTTAGTGGGTTTAAAGCAAGAGGCAATTTTGCTTCACAAGAAGAAGCCGAAATTCGTGCTAAGCTTTTAAGAGAGGTTGACCCACATTTTGATGTCTTTGTTGGACCTATTGGAACTTGGCTTCCTTGGGAACCGGAGGCTTATAAGACTGGTCGTGTTGAGTATATGGAAGAAGAGCTTAACCAGCTTGCACAAGAAAAGAAAAAGAATGAAACGATTGCTAAATCCGCATTTGAAAATCGTGTTAAGGAAACGAAGCAAAAGGCGATTGAAGATAACAAAAAGAATGCGGCAAAACACGGTAATTTGGTTACCCAAGATATTGACTCTGATGGTAATTTAATTGGTGCTGGACAAAACACAACTGAATCCGCATTAAAGGATGCTGATACCATTTCTGCTGCGGATATTCGTTCTGAACTTTTCGATGGAGAAAATATTGTTGTTGGCAAGACGGATTACGGCCAAAGCCAATTGAAGTCTGGACCATTCGCAACTAAGAAACTAGATTAAAAATATTCTAATACACATTTTTAACAAACTTTTAAATATAATATATTACGAATCATGTACTATATTATACCTCATATGGATTCGCATTTAAAATGCTCTGAATAGCCTCTTCTTTAAAGTTAGTATTCGCATTAAATTGGTTCAGCCTAAATTGTAACAACATTCGCTGTTCTTCTTGATTTATATTTCCTGACTGTTGAAGTATTAATCCATCGACTATTGCCTTTATTGATCTTTTAAATTTTTGAATGAAAAAATTAAGGCTTTCTGGATTCATATCTTCATATCCTGCTTCGTGAATTGGTTCACCTCGTCTTAAAATGTCTCTGAATTGTATAAATTTCAAATAATAATATAATTTTTCATCTAAAATAGCCTCTATATTTGGACACATAAACATCAATTCTTGTTCTAATGTATTATTATACATTCTGAATACTTGTGGATGTTCAAAATACGGTCTAACATTTTCACCAATTTTTCCAAAACCAACATCACATAAGGCTGTGTATCTGCCTGAATTATTTAAATATGATATTTTAACTATGTCTTTTCCAAATGTTTTTACGTTTGTATTCGGCAGCTCTAATGATATATTTATAATGCCTTCTAGAAACCACTTTATCAAAAAAGATATATGTTCCGCTATATTTCTCATTTTCCATTCATTATATAAAATGCTATCATTATGTGTTATTAGTATATCTATGTCATCGCTAATATATTTGGAAGTATTTTGTATTTCTGATAAAACAAATTGAACTGACTTTCCTCCTTTAAAAATGAAATTATAATCTTGGTCGTTCATTGTATTTGAAATTATACCTAATAATAATAAAATTGTACATAACGCTGTATTTGAATTTACAAAGTCCATTTGTTGCTCTTGTGTTTTTAATTGAAATTCTGGATTTTGCCTTGTGTAATATGCTGGAAACATGCTTTCTACCATTTCACAAGTTGTCCATGCATTTGGTGTAAATCCTTTTCTATAAATAACTTTGTGAATTTCGTCTTGTGATAATAATGCGCGTATTTTTTCCCTTAATGCAAACAGGTCTATACCTTTACTGGAAAACATATCTCTCCAAAATCTAGGTGCTACTTCTATATTATAGCCTACTTTCGGTACGTTGATTGGAACTTTTAGTTTTACTACTGTTTGTTCTACTATTGCTGGTTCTTGTATTTGTATAGGTTCTTGTATTTGTTGAGGTTCTTGTATTGGTTCTACTTGTATGGGTTCTTGTATTGGTTCTCTTATTGGTTCTCTTATTGGTTCTCTTATTGGTTCTTGTACTGGTTCTCTTATTGGTTCTCTTATTGGTTCTCTTATTGGTTCTTGTATTGGTTCTAATTGAGATTGTACTTGTATTTCTGGTTCTCGCATTATCTCATCGAATACAGGCTTTATTTCGTCCGGTAAATTGTCTCTGGATAATCCATAACGTGGGACTAAAAGTATTCTAATATTTTCTACTTGTCTATTTTCTACAGCATGAATGAAAGCATTTTCTTTTCCAGTTAAAGTATTGTATGCATTTATATTTCCACCATTTTCATAAAATAATAATAATAATTTGCTTTTAATTTCGTTGTTAGTTATGTTGTCCATTATAACAGTTGGAATTGAAACAAAATCTACTACATCTTTAAAAATAGGTCGTCTATTAGCATCTATAGGAATTAATGTATTTATCAAAATGTTGTTTTCGTTAAAAAAATTGTTTAGGTTTTTTATAAAAGTTTTGATTTGATTTTTACTTTTACTTTTCCAATTAATTAGCGGATACAATAAATCGCAAAATTGTAGTCTAAATGTTTTTAAATCTCTATACTTATCGGCAATTTCAGGGTTACCGGCACCACGTTGTTTACGACGTGTATATCTTTTATTTTTGTTCGTTTTTTTCTTTGTTATACGGTTTAGTTTTCTATTATTTTTTTTAGTTACCATAATATAATTATATAAAATAAACTATAATTATATTTTAAACAATAACTCTATAATAATAATCATTATTAATTATTATTTTATTTTTTATACTTCGTGACATTTTTGCGGCTGATATGTTTTCATCTTCTGCTGCTTTTGCTATAGTATCCCATATACACAATACGTGTTCTGTATTACATTCTATTTTTTCAACCTTTTTACCTGTAGACGACGTACTTTTATGTTTGTATTCGTCTGTTTTTAGTGATATACCATAATAACCTTCATTTGAGCCTTGTTCGGTCCAAACTGTAGCTTTTAATACATATTCACAATCATTTAAATATTCCTTAATATTTTTTAAATCATTTGTATCTATTAGTTTATTCACCATTTGTTTCCATCGTTGATATTCTGTAAGTAATGTTGAATTTAATATTTTACTACTTGGACTAAATTTACACATTTGAAATAAAAAAGTTTCAACATCATTATTTACGCAACGTTTTTTATATTCTGTTTGTTGTAATTTTACACCAATATAACCGTGAACAACTTGATTTTTATTTTGTGTTGAAAGTCTCGATGGTTTAAAACGCGTATCTAAGTAAGTTTTAAACAAGTGAAATGTTTCCTTTTTTGGTTTTATTTTATTCCAAATGCGATATGCTCCTTCCATATTGGTAGATGATTCTTCGACATCCGTACGAACAATACACATTGTATTAATAAACTCATTAAACTTGTTAGTTTGTTCGTCTTCTGGTATTAGAGGATTTTGATAAACGGATTGGTTTTCTTTTTCGAACAATTTTAATTCATTCTGCTGTTTATCTAATTTTTCATTTAATCCATTTATTGTAATTGTTTGTTTCGTAATAGTTTCATTTTTGACAAATAATTGTTCTTTTAACTCTTGATTTTCCTTCAATAAATCTTCATTTTCTTTTAACAATTTATTAAAATTATCTATGCTATATGTCTTTGAATTTATAATTTCTTTAATATATTTTGTTAGCTGATTTATGGTAAATGTATTTATGTCATATGCTATAATTTCTGTTTTATTTTTTCCATTTACTTCAATTGAACGTATTTGTTTTTTTATGTTTGAATGAGTCTTAATTAAATTTTCAATTTCTACCTTATTTTGAACTTTAAATGCGTCTAATAATATAAAATTGTCATAATTATTGTTATGGTCAAGAACTCTATTGTGTAAATTATTTGTATGTCCAAATTTAATTAGTTTCTCATTTGAATCATTTGTATTGTCTATTGTTCCAAAATATATGCATTCCGTGTTTACAGGAAACTGATTAATTAACGTTTGTTCTACAGCCTTTTGTTTTTCCTTTTTGGAATTTTGTAATAAATTATCTTTTTGCTCCAATTGAAGTCTTAATTCATCGGTTTCTTCTTCCACAATTTCATGTAAAACATCTTCCATTTTCATATAATATTCGTGGATTTCGCCCGCTTTTTTGGTTTGAGCTTTTAAACATAGTGATTTGAAACATTTTATTGTTAATAATATTGTTTGTTTGTTTTGTCCACCATTTTGTTTGACAGAAGTTTCTTTTTCAAAAAGTGCTTTCTCATCAGAGAGAGCGGTTTTGTAATCTATATCTAACTTAAAATATTTTTCAAGACATTCTTTTGCTCGAATTTTTTGACTAAATCCTAACCATTTCCATATATTATCTAAATCAACTACAAAATCATAGTTTTTATCATAATTTAAGTAACAATAAAAACTACTTACAAATAATTGTTGTTCAAACCCACTGAAATTTTTCTTGATTTTATTTATTAATTTATTATTATACGCCTTTGAAAGTTTAGATATTGGATTTTGCTCTATGAGTTCTACGATGTTTAGTTCTTGCATCTTATAATTAAATATACCATATTGTCTTTAAGTTGTTATAAGTGCTTTTATATTTAAAAAGCGGATTTATAAAAGCGGTTCTACCATTTACTCTTTTTGACCGCTATTTTTGGCCCTTGACCGCGTTTCTTCACGTTATTCGGGTCATATTGCTCGTCTTCATCGTCATTATTTAACTGTTTTGATATTTCCCAGAACTCTTTTGAACCCAACCTGAAGTCATTATGGGCATCTGCCTTGTACCAAAACACCTGATCCTGTAATTTATTGGACTTTGAGTTGTTATTTATCACTAAACACTCGAAATTCTCTGTGCATTGATCCATTACTTGACAAAACGACTCCAATGTGGGAAACATACCCGCATAATTTTCATAAATTCGTTTCCTATTGGCGATATATGGCTCTCTCAAAATAAACACGTAATCGATATTTGTTCGCAGCGTTGGTGGTATGCCTAACGGATATTGCATTGTGATGAGTAACATGACCTTCCAGTGACGTCCGTTCATAAAAAGTAATCGCATCATTTTATCACGTGCCCAAGTGTTGTCGTACAAACAATCATCTAAAATAACAAAAGTTCTTGGGTCAATTGTGCTTCTATTGAATTGCTCCATTTCTTTCTTTATTTGTTTCAATACACCACGCTGGCGTTTTAAAACGTTTTCAATAATAACGGTGTTGTATTCGTTGTGAATGAATAATTTAGGTACTAATTTTCCGTAAAAACCGTTGCCCTCTTCTGTACCTGATATAACAGTCCCGATAGGTATGTCTTGATGATAATATAATAAATCTCGTACTAAAAATGATTTACCGGTGTCACGACGACCAATTAATACAACTACAGGTCCTTTAGACTCATTCGGTTTAAAACTTATACTTTTCATATCAAATCTTTTTAATTCTAAATTCATATATTATGCGTTGCGAAAATTAAATCTATAAACTAAACTAATATATATGCCGAGAAGAGTTCATGTTATAGGACCTTTTAATAGTGGAACAAATTTAATACACAACATACTAAAACAATCTGATTGTATTGATTTAACAACAAATAAACATGTTAATGTTTGGGATATACATAAGCCATTTGGTAAACACATTCTGACCATAAATACAATAAATAATTATCTTGATGATAACAATAATTTATTGATAATTATGTATAAAAATGTATATAATTGGATATATAGTATAAAAAAAAACCCGTACGATGTTAAATACATTAATCTATTGTCACAAGTAGAATTATATGGAAAAACATTTCCTAATATTGTAGAATTATATAATTTTTATTATATTAATTACATGTCAATATTAAATAGATATAACAACGTGGTATTTTTAGATTATGCTAAATTAATACAAAAAAATACGTCTTATGATTATATTAATACTACTTTAAGCAAAATAAATTTATTTATTATGTCTAAACCAAAATTCGATAATCAACTTATGACAAAGGCTAAATCACATGGTTCGCATGTAAAAAATGCTGATGAAGCTGCTGCCCAATATATTGACACTAAAAAATTGCTTAAACTGTTTGTAAATATACATCCTAACTTACAAAAAAGCATAAACACTAATTTAATTTCTTTTTATGAATTGTCAATTTAAAATTATATGTTATATGTTATATTTTATATTTTATTTAGGAATTAAAATAAGTTAAATATAAAGTTTATTTATATTCTATTTAGCTAATGACTATTACCGTAGACTACCAAAAGCGAAAGAACACAAACCTCTTCATTAAATTTCAAACTAACAAGGGTACTAAATTGACAAACATCCAAAATTATATGCCTATATATGAACGTTTTTTTTCATTAAACAATACAAATTATAATTCCATTAATTTAAACAACCAATTATATATTTCAGATATTAAGGATATAAATGGAACAGATATTGGAAATGAAAATATATTCAATTGTAAACTAAAAAATATTACGGATAATGTACAGTCAATATCTAAATCCGTATTCATAAAAATGGCACCACTGTTAGATCCTTTTAAGTATATAATTGGTAAATACACATATAGTGACCCCAATTTATTTAATTTACCATCGTTTGACAAAACAGTTAATGTACACCCTAAAATTATGGAACAAAACAATTCAGCATATATTGATGGGTTTTTCTCATTTTTAACTAGTAAAATATTACATGAACATAAATTTATTCATGGTGTAGATTATTATGGTTCATTCTTAGCCATTAAAAATGAATATAAATTGAACATTATAGATGATATAGATTATTTAGTACAGTCTGATTTTTTCAATAAACAAAAAAATGTATTATTTGATGTAGAAGATTTTTCTCATTTATTGTCGAATGATGATAATAAACCGTTAAAACCTTTAAAAATTTCTACTAGTGTAAAATCGAACTCATCTATTAAATCTATTGACGATTCTATGTTCGAAAATATTTTTGAAAATGATACTGAGCATGTTTCTTTAACAGATATTAAAAACATGGGTTTAGATATCGTTGATATTACTCATTCGTATGAGGTTGATACTGATACAAATAATCAAAAAAAAACCGAAACCTTAAGGTCTGGTTCAACATGTTCGTCCAGAACATCACATACAAATGATAATGATGAGAATGATTTTATAAACAACAAGATGAATTATGATGAAGAAGACAATATGGACGATGAAGAAAAAATGGATGGTGAAGAAGACAATATGGACGAGGAAGAAGAAAATGAAGAAAACAATATGGAAGAAGAAAACAATTTGGAAGAAAAAGAAAATGGGGAAAAAGAAGAAAAAATGGATATTGAAGCGGATGATTACGAAGATGTTGAAAGCGACGATGACTGTGAAGATGAAGAAAAACTCATTTTAACATTTAACCGGTTTCCAGTACAGGTTATTTGTATGGAACAGTGTGAAGATACATTCGACAATTTAATTATTAATGGAACTTTAACAAATGATGAATGGTTTTCTGCCATGATGCAAATAATTATGATTCTTATAACATATCAAAAAATGTTTTCATTCACACATAATGACTTACATACAAACAATATAATGTACATACCAACTAACAAAAAATTTATATATTACACGTACAAAAAAAAGACATATAAGGTACCAACGTTTGGTAAATTGTATAAGATTATTGATTTTGGACGCGCGATTTATAAATTTAATGGAAACATATTTTGTAGTGATAGTTTTCAAATAGGCGGTGATGCGGCGACACAATATAATACAGAACCATATTTTAACGATAAAAAACCACGTTTAGAACCTAATTTTAGTTTTGATCTTTGTCGTTTAGCTTGTTCTATTTTTGATTATGTAGTAGATGATTTAGAATTAATTAAAAACTTAGATACTTGTTCTCCAATAATTAAACTAATTGTTGAATGGTGTATGGATGATAATGGTATAAATGTTTTATATAAAAATAATGGTGCTGAAAGGTATCCTGATTTTAAACTTTATAAAATGATTGCCAGACATGTTCATAAACATACACCTAATGCTCAACTCGAGAGACCCGAATTTAGTAATTTTATTGTTTCAAATAAAACAGTTCCAAAAAACGAACAAATTATAAGTATTGATGATTTACCATGTTATTGTTAAACGTTTATAATTATAATTATATTTATCATATATAATTATACATATAATGTCTGATTTCGGATTTATTATTACAAGACATGTGAATTCAGTTAATACTAACAAATACTGGAACCAAAGTGTAAAACTAATTAGAACTATGTATCCTTTAAAACAGATAATCATCATTGACGATAATAGTAAACAGGGTTTTTTGAAAGCAGATTTTGAATATAAAAATGTAACTATAATTCAATCTGAATATCATGGACGGGGTGAATTGTTACCATATGTATATTATTTAAAATATAAATGGTTTCCAAATGCTGTTATATTACATGATAGTGTATTTGTCCATAGACGAATACCATTTGAATTATTTAATATGCCAGTAATGCCATTATGGCATCATGAATATGATAAAGAAAATATCCATAATATTTTACGTATAACATCAGCATTAACTAACAAATATAAATTAATACAAAAATTTAATGGTTCAGAAATAAACATTCTCGGTTCAAATCATATTACAAAAGACAGTTTTTATTTATGTTTTGGTTGTCAAGCGTATATTAAATTGAATTTCTTAGAATTATTGCAGAAAAAATACAATATAACTAATCTGGTAAATGTTATACGAAATCGAACAGATCGTTGTTCATTAGAGCGCATAATGGGTTTATTATTTTGCGAAGAATACCCAAATATTCTAAAAATCAAATCTTTATTTGGTGATATAATAACAAAAAATAAAACATTTCGATATAATTATGAACAATATAATGCGGATTTAAAAAATGGAAAAATAATATATCCATTTGTTAAAGTGTGGACTGGACGTTAAAAGTTTATACTGACCGTTAAAAGTTTATACTGACCGTTAAAAGTGTTCTTAAAATGGAGGATTATCTGTAAACGCCATAGGAATACTTGGCGCAATCGTTTCATTTATTGCTGGTTCCACTTGTCCTAAAATAAAATTACCAATTACTACACTAAAATACACAACTAACGAATCTCTTATTAAAAATTTCAAAGGTTTTGGCTCTTTATCGACATATCTCATTTCTAAAAATTTAATTATAAAAAATATTACAGACATAATAGCTGCTACAAAAAATATGTTGTCCATCTTACAATATATTTTTACAATTCAAACTTCTAAAAAACGCATTAATTTAAATTACGCTAAAATTTCGATATCTTCTAATAAAATATCATTCTTCAATTTGTCATCTGGTTGGTCAATTATACTAATATCTAAATTGTCTAAAGATATATTTTCACTTGAAATGTTTAGTTTTTCATCCTCCTCTTCCTCTTCCATCTTTCTTTTAATGTTTCTTAATGTACTTATTTCTTCCAATCTTTCTATATTTTTAGGAGCAGTAACAAATTCTTCTTTACCGTGATTATTCATAACTGTATCTACATCATTAAATTTGATGTTTTCCTTTATTTTCTCCTTATTTTCTCCTCCTTCAATAATCGTTTGAGTTTCTACCTTTTCAACAGGTTTTTCAATAATCTGTTCTTTAATTTCTTCTACAACATCTTCCTCAACTGTTTCATCCATATATGCCTTTAATATGCTTTCAACAGGGATGCTTTCTCTAACAGCGTTTAATATACATTCCTGAACTATTGTCTCTAATTCTCTGGTATGTTTTTGAATTTGAAGAGGAGCAATATTGATTTCAAATAAATACACATTTTTATACACCTTTCTAGCTACATTTACATATGCTTTATGAATAAAATCATCTAGCTTTGGTATGTTAATATCTATTTTCTTTTGTTTTTGACCAACACGCATAGCACTCAATAACTTTAATTGGATTATATGAATACAAGTAACTAATTCTTCTAAATAAGAACAACCGCTTTTTTCGATAATTCTTTTTCGTTCCGTCTCAATAATTGTTGCGTTCCATTTTGGGATTCTGGCAATAAAGTTTTGGAATGTCATTAAATACTTATCTAGTTCTCCATTTTCCCTACATAACTTATAAGATTCATCAAAAATAGATTTAAACCCTTCAATTATTAAAGGTGTTAAAATAGTCAATAAACGAGCACCCCATTCATTTTTTGATTCATGCAACGAACTAACGTTAAAATCGTCCATAATAATAAATATACATCTTAAATATTTATTATTCAAACTAATTTTATTTAACGATATCTACGAGATTTTCTTTGTTTACGAGATTTTCTTTGTTTACGAGATTTTTTACATATTTTACATTTATTACGTGGCATATGATGTTTACACATTTTTATTTTACCGCCATAAATATCTTCATTATTTGCTTTTACTGTTTGTTCTAATAATTCCTTTGATTTATTCAAAATATTTCTACAATTAGAATTTGAATTATAGGAAATAGGACCAAATTTACGTTCAGAATTTTTACAACCACATTGATTGTATTTATTTAAACCTTCTTTATAATCATCAAATGATGATTTACAATCCTCTTCCGTATAATAAACTTGTTGTCTATCATTTGCTAAATTATTAAATTTATCCATTTATAATATATTATTATAAAAAAATAATTGTACTATTTTTCGTGATAAACTATGTTTTTATATTTGTTACTGAAAAAGGTAATAAAATATATTACTAAAATTGAGTTAAGATTTTCAGTCACAAAATCAAAATAAAAAGTAGTGGTCATTTTCGATTTTGGACATTTTATAAATGTCCAATTTGAGAAATCCGAAAAAAGTTTTGAAAAAGGGAGTTGTAAAAAGTGACTTGTGACGAAAATGCTCTAAATTTCGTTTTTTTGTGAAATAATTTGTTAGCATAAAAAAATATATACTTTTTGTAAAAAATAATTTAGGCGTTTTTTGTGTCAGTATATTATACTGACAAATGACTGACGTTTTTACGCCAAAAAACGCCGAAAAATATTATTGCGATATTTGTGACTTTAAATGCTTTAAATCAAGTGATTGGGATAGACATATTCTGACACGCAAACATTTGAATACTGACAAAATACTGACAAATACTGACGATTTTACGCCAAAAAACGCCACTGCATTTTTTTGTGATTGTGGACGCATATATAAACATAGACAGAGCTTATTCAATCATAAAAAAAAATGTAATACATTTAATAAAACCCAATTTATTTTAGATGTCATTAAAAAAGACGATTTAGTAAAAGATTTTCTTATAGAACAAAACAAACAATTATCAGAACAGAATAAAATATTAATAGAACAAAATACAAAACTGTTTCAAATCGCACAAACGAACACAACTAATACAATTAATAATAATTATAATAATAATAATAAGTTTAGTATAAATGTGTTTTTAAATGAACAATGTAAAGATGCCTTAAATATAAACGAATTTGTTAATTCATTAGTTTTGGGTGTAAAAGAATTGGAACAAACTGCTAAACTAGGGTATGTTGAAGGTATCTCCAAAATTTTTATAGATGGATTAAATCAATTAAACATTTATAAACGACCACTCCATTGTAATGATAGCAAAAGGGAAATATTTTACATAAAAGATGATAATAAATGGGTAAAAGAAACCGACAACAAAGATAAAATAACAAATGCTATTAAGCATATTGCAAATAAAAATATTAAACAAATTAGTAATTGGCAAAAAGAAAATCCAAAATATATGGATCCAGATTCTAAACAAAATGATAAATATATGAAAATGTTATGTGAAGTTATGTCAGGTTCAACAAAAGAAGAACAACAACGAAATTATAATAAAATCATAAAAAATGTATCCAAGGAGGTAACGATTAAAGATATAAATTAAATACAAATCTGATGTAAAATATAAGCTAGTTTTTTCTTATATATTACTAATTACTATGAATCATTATTAATATTCATCTTCATCGTCATCCTCTTCATCCTCTTCATCCTCATCATCCTCGTCTTCATCCTCATCTTCATCCTCTTCATCCTCTTCGTCATCGTCTTCATCCTCATCCTCATCCTCATCGTCTTCATCATCGTCTTCATTCTCATCCTCATCATCATCGTCTTCGTAATCTTGACAATTATTTGCGAAATGACCTCCTTTCCCACAAATGAAACATTTATTACCAGTTCCATTGCTCATTCGTTTCAGAGTATCAATTGTGGATTTTTTTAATTTTACGGAAACGAAAGATCCACCACGAACATTATTTATCCCATATATATCCATATATTGTCGCGTAATTTTATCTTCATCGTAATCATCACAATTCGATTTGACTTCCAAAATAGATATAGGTTTATATTTTTTGGTCCATGCTGAGCCATTTGACTTAAAATGATTTTTTAACCTAAATTGTGGATTATTCGTTTTTCCAATATAATATTTACCTCCTTCTAATTGAAGAGCATATATAAATACCATTATAAATTATAAATATAAATTATATTTATAATAATTTTTTCATAAATTATATTACATAAAAGATATATTTGATAAATCGACCGTTTTATCTAAAAATGTGAAATTAATTACAAACAACAGTAATATTTTTTCGTTTCTAATTTCTTTTTTAACCTTGTTAAAGGCAACCAATAATTCATACCGTTTTTTATCATCTATTTCGAAATTATTTTTTTCTAATAAATTAATTATATCTAATGCGTTATACGCCTTTTCATATAATTTCGTAACAAATTTTAACAATTCTATTTCACTCATATTTGTTTTTACATTTTTTAATAATTGATTTTTTAACCATTCACTTCTTTGTATGTTTATATCTGTTAGTTTAAATGTTTGCTCTATGTTATATTTGTAAAGATTTATAGCGTTTCCATTATATTCTGGTTCAGAAATATATATTTCACAGAATCGAGACAAAATAGGTCTTAACATTTTATATTTATCCTCAACAATTATAAAAAAACGGGTATTATGACTGAACAACTCTATACACCGTCTTAGCGCCGATTGGGCGTCCATTGTTAGTTTATCACCATTTAATAGGACTATACTTTTAAATGTTCCGCCTCCATTTGAATTAATATGTGTTTTCGCAAAGAATTTTAATTCGTCTCTAATAAATTTAATACCTTTACCGTGCGCACAATTAACATACATAACAAAATCTTTTATTTTATCTTTATTTCCATCATAAATTAATGAAATAAATTCATTTACAATTGTGCTTTTTCCGGTTCCACTTGGACCATTAAAAATAATATTGGGTATTTTATGTATATCATTGAAGTATTTTAATTTGTCTTTTATGGTTTGATGAATATTTAATGTCATTTTTAGATTATTTATATTAATGTAGTGTTTTTATATATTAATATAACGCATTTGTTATTAATAATTTATCTGTATTAGATTTATCTTTAGTATTAGATTTAAACAGCACTTGATAAACTATGTGTAAACGGATTTTCTCGAAAGGCGTTTAGTAGGTCTGACGAAATACGGTTATTATCAGCAATTTCATTATAATATTGCGGTGTATTCGTTTTTCCATATGTCTGTACAGATGGCCCGTTGTGTATAGTTGCTTGTGGTGCCCATAATCTATTATTTTCACGGTCAGCATCCAACTTTGACATCGTGACGTTTATTTGTGAATTAAAATGCTTAGCATTTCCTTGATTTGTTCGCGATACAACGACCTTTTCTTTTACGTCATTATTCGTTTGTCTATATTCAGCATCATATTGTCTCAAACCATGTTTAGACGACATGCCCATAAATTGATTATGATTAACTGTATCACGCTGATTCGCAATTGCTTGCTGTTCTGTAACAGCGTATGCCGCATTATGACTCTGATTACCAATATAAGCATTTGGTTGATATAATGTGGTTTCTTTTACGGTTACATCAGGTACATCACAATTATCTAAAACATAGTTTCCAGGTACTTCACCACCAATGTTACCATATATCCGCATATTAGAGGTGTATTCTTCTTTTCTGGATGGTCTTAGTATATCCATAATAGGAGCAATTGCCGCACCGATAGCACTTGTAAATCCGGATCCAAATGTTTGTGGTTGTTGATTTATTGATCGGTTATTTGTATAATTTATATGACTATTTAGGTTTTGTTCTAAATCGTTATGTGCCCCGGTTCCCCGTGTTTTAGATGGTCCAACTTCAAAACTTTCTAATTGTTGCCGTTTAGACTCCTCATGTTGCTTTGGAACATAACTAGCTGTCTTAAGTGTAGAATTTGGTGTTCCATGTTGAAATTTAGTGGTTTCATTTCTGTTAGATGTTTTTTGTATCTCTTCAGAAACAAATCTATTTGCCTTTTCAGCGCCAGTTGTGGTTAACCAACGGTCTTGAGAATTAATAAAAAAAGTATCGGGTCTATATTTTTCCATTTTACCTTCAATTCCAACATTTTTAATTGCTGAGGCAGCTGGACCCTGAAGATTGTCTAAAGTATATTCTTGTTTTGGGTTAGTAGATATACGCATTTCATCGACTGTTTTCGGTAACCATTTATCACGTGCTTCCATTCCGGAATTGAAACCGTGACTTCCATCAGCACTATAACCTTTGTCTAAACCTGGTCCAACACGGATTGATTCAAATGGTTTAACCATATTATTTCTATTTACCGGGTTTTGCCTAGATTGATAAAAATCGCTCATATCGGGCATACCATGTGTCCATTGAACATTTTCTTGGGGTTTAAAAAGTGGAGCTTGTTCTATTTTTTTAATTGTTTGAGAACCGTTTCCTACATAATTGTCTAAAATGGTTTCGGAATTATTGTTATTATATATTTGTCCTTTAGGTTTTCCTCCATTAAATGGTTGCATATTGTTGTGAATGAATTCCTTCGACGCCATGTAATCACCGGTTAATGAATAAATTTGTGGAATATTACTTGTAACAGGGTCTCCAGCACGCTGTTTTTGTTGATACATATTTTGATTGAAATACTTATCAGTAGCCGAATTTGGATTGGGATACTCTTGTACGGTATCTACAAGTTCTTTATTGTTCATAATTGGATAATTTTGAGGAGGTATATTTGTATTGGGTAAATAATTACTGAATCTAGAATCATTTGTGGATGTTTGTAAATTAGTTCTTATACCCATATTGTTAAAGTTTTCTTTTGGCTTTGAATTATCTTTTTTGGAGTTGTTAGTATTTTGATTTGAAATAACATACATTCCTCCTAATGCTACTAATGGTATCGCTAATTCCATATTATATATATACTTTAAAAAAAACTACAATAAAAACTACAATAAATACACTTTTTAATTATTATTTTAAAAAGTATATCAAATTCTTAAATATTCTCTATTTACTTGGACTAGGACCAGGTCTTGGAATCGGAGCTGTGTAAAACTGATTGTTTTGCGGTATGCAATTACGTTGTCCCTTAAAATTATCCTTCTCTAAAATTCTTGTACTAGTGTAATTTTGAAAAGACATTTCTGTATGGGCTTGAGGATTATTAGGTAATATATATGCATGATTTTGCTGTAAGTCTCTTGCCGTCCAAGCAGGCATAATCACCCTAGACTGTTCAGTTGTCAAAGTATCACAAACCGGATAATCTATGGGAGAAGCATGTACCGTTTGTTTTTTATATTTATTTTTATCTAAACAATCTCGATTTAAATTTCTGTCTATTCCTAAAAGTGAACTTTGGATATCGATAGAATGGGTCCATAAATTGCCGCCCCATTTTTGAGGAATAATTTGAGGGTCTAACATAAAACAAGGTTTGTCTCCATTTCCAGGAGTGTCTAAATACCAGCGTTCCTGGTCGGTTTGTTGTTGTAATTGTTTACTTATTCTTGCTGGGTCATCATGAAATCTGGTAAAGGCCATTTATATATACTTTTAAAAAAAGTATAGCAAAATAAATTATATAAAATACTTTTTATAATGAAATAAAGAAAAGTTTAAGCAAAGCGAAAAGCAAGATAATTTATAATGAAATAAAGAAAAGTGGATTTAAACCATAGACCAACCATAAGTAGAAGCACCTGTTGTTTGTATAGCAGTAAATATTTGAGAATGTCCCACGTTTAATGTCCTACTTGTAGCAGACGCAGCACCAGTAGAAGAATAAATTAATTGAGTTCCGCCAACTGTAGTAACTGTTAAATTAGAAGCATTCGTATTTGTTATTGTAAATTGAATTCCTACATTTGTAGCAGAAGCATTAGGTAAAGTTGCTGTTAATGAAGAACCATTAAAAGTTTGGACCGCATTACTACTTGTAGTTAAACTCGCACTTGTGGTATTGTATGATGAGGGATATTTTATATTTTGATTATTTATAGCAACGCCAGTTCCACTTGTTCCCATCTTTATTCCAGTTAAGTCGTATCTAAAAATATTATTAGACGCAAGTTGAAACTGGTAGAATGATGGTTTTACTATTCCACCTACAGTATAGTTAAAAGTTTCGCTGGAAACTTGTATTCTTGAACTATTTGTTCCTGAGTTCGTATGGTCGTAAATCTCCACCGCATTAGGGGCAAATCTTCCGTATTGTTGCGTTTGACTGGTATTATTCGTATTATCAATATATAATTCTGCTGGATTAAGTATCACTTGGTTTATAGTTCCATCTAAAATAGTATTATCTTGGAATGTTTCCATAGCATATCCGTCCATTGTAGTCTTACTATAATCAGGAGGAATATATCCGCTGACTTTGTTAATTACTACGCCACCAAAAGCATTCATATTAATAAATCCACTCCCAGTCGTATCCGCAGTCAAATTAATATCCTCATTTAGAGATGTTATATTAATATCAAGGTCAGCGGTTAAATTGATTGCGTCGGAAGTTGAAGTCAAAGTAAGAGCGTCAACCGAGGTAATAGTAAGAGGTCCGCTACCAGTCATTCCGTAAGGTGATAAAGAACAATTAATGCCAGTATTACCAGATTGTAATAAAATTTTCTCTGAACGTAAATTCGCACTATTATCTACCCATAATGGATTTGTAAATCCGGTTGGACCGCTTGGTTGTGGTGTTAATGCTAAATAAGTTGGATCTATACCACCGGTCACTAATAAATTACCATATATAAGCACATCTTGTCCTGTTACACCAATACCAGTGTATCCGCCACCGGTTATTCCGAGCCCATTCATCGGTGTCCACGGACTACCACCAGTTGCACCCCGTGCTCCCGTACTTCCCTGAGCTCCCGTGTTGCCTTGGGCTCCCGTACTTCCCTGAGCTCCCGTGTTGCCTTGTGCTCCCGTGTTGCCTTGTGCTCCCGTGTTGCCTTGTGCTCCTTGACTCCCGGTTACACCTTGCTCTCCGCCAGCTGGGCCTTGCGATCCTTGTGCCCCCGTTGCGCCTCTACAACCACAGCCGGTAGCCCCCCTTACACCAGTAGATCCTTGAGGTCCGGTATAACCATATGGGCCAATAGGTCCGCCTTTACCCTGGGCACCCTGTGGTCCAATTATGCCTTGGCATTTATTATCACAACGTCTTGCTCCTAAATAATTAGAAAAGTTATTATACATTAATATATAATAACATTTATTTTTAAATGTACAATATAACAAAAATTACATTAATTATATGGAAGGTAAAGGTACTAAGGCAAGACGAATACTGCCCAAGCTTGCAACATCATACTTCACTACTAAAGGCAAATCATTCTCTAAGTATATTTCAATCTGAGAGCATAAATTAGTACATTTAATGAAATAACCTAAATTCTTTAATGAAAATTCTCCTTGAATTACCTTTGATGAGTCTGGCTTCATAGTAAATTCCATAGAGCCATCAGATTCAGCACGATGAATTTCAGCAGAAGCAAATTGGCCCTGACATTTAAAAATCAGTTCGTTTCCAACCGACTTAATTTCTAATTTATCAGAAATACAAGACAAATCTCGAATAATTTTTTGAAAATCAACTGATGGTAGATTAATAATGGAAGAAAATTTCACATTTGGTACCTCCAATTCATCTTGTTCAGGTTCGATTAATCTGAGTTTTTGGGTTTTACACTGTTTAATATCTCCGTTTTCAAATTTTAAAGCTAAATGTGAAACAACACCGTCAAAATAATCAGAGTTTTCAATATACATCGTTAAAGTGTCATCATTATCGATAGAATTAATAAGTTTAAATAAATGGAACATGTTAACGCCGATAATAATTTTTTCCTTTTTACATTCATAAAACTGAAAATTAGAAGCTGCTAAATGAAGATGTACTAAAATAGTATGAGACTTATCCATATTAATAATTCTCATTCCATCCGGTTCGAATGTGATATTAGTTTCTAGTAAAATATCTTTTAATGCAGTCATAAGAGTTCGAAATGGTGCAATTTGAACAGTCTTAATGGTAAGGACATTACCTTCGGTAGAGGAAATAACATGGTTC